TTCGCCAGTTGCAAGTGTAAGAATAATAGGTTTGTCATCTGCTGTAGCAGTATGTTTTAATATTAATCCTTTATCGTGATTATGTGTTAGGGTAATTTCTTTACTTGCACCAAAGAATATACTTGCACTATCTGATATAAGGTTAAGGTCATCTCCTACCGATAGGTCTGCAGCAACACCAGCACCACCAGCGACTGTCAACGCACCAGAGGTTGCGTTAGTTGAAGCAGTAGTTGCAGAGATGTTTACAACACCACCAGAAGAAATCGAGATTGCATCTGTGTCAGAAGCAGAACCTATTGTACCAGCATCTTTGATAACAAGGTCATCTGCAATTGTCAATAGACCAGCAGAACTTAATGACATTTTTTCTGATGCAGCTTCTGATGCAGCAGTTCTAAATGAAAGTTTAGTTGCATTATTACTTGAACTAAAATCGCCTTCAGATACAGCAGCAATACTAGCCGCAACTAATATAGCATCAGTCCCAGCACCTTCTGCAGGTGCTTGGAAGTCAATTGCTCCTAATACGTCATTTGCAGCAATATCATTATCACCTGCACTTAGATTAAATGTTGGGAAACTATTATCTGCAGTTGCCGGAACGCTCAGTGTTAATCCTGCATCTGCCACATGTGTAAGCACGACATCATCATTAGCGCCAAAACTAATTGTTGCACCATCATGTTGTAATTCTAAATCTTGTGTTAGAGTAACATCACCATCAGCACCAATTGCAATTGCATCTACATCACTTGCACTACCAATAGTTGCTGCATTAGGCACTACAATATTAGTACCAAATGTTGCTGTTGCACTAATAAGTGTAAGTTCTGCAACGTTGTCAACTTTCATAACAATACTGCCTGTGCCACTATCAATTGTTTCTACACTAGTGTTGCCCTCAATAATCTTATCGCCACTGAAGCCTGAAACCTGTGCATCAACATAAGCCTTAGTTGCTGCATCCTGCGCACCAGTTGGATCAGTAACGTTAACAACTTTGTTGCTGTTCATGTCAATGTTACTATCGACTTCAACTAGTCCAGTGCCACTTGCTAGTAGAACTAGATTAGCGTTTGTAGTATTTGTAGCAATGTTGTTACCACTAATTGTTATTTCATCAACTGTTACAGTATCTACAAATACATCTTTGAATCTAGAGGTATTTGTACCAATAGAAATAGCACTATCTGTTACAGGTCGGATAAAGCTGGCTGTAAATCTTACAATATCTTCTCCATTTGTTCTAAAAATAATTTCATTATCTGTGCTAAAGTCAATGTCATTGTCTGCATCTCTACCAATAGCAAGTGCTGCGTTTTTTACACTGGTAACACCAGTTTGTGCGCCTTGTAATAAACCTGTAAATGAGTCAGCAAAGATATTTGCATGTCTCACACTGCTTGTGCCAATATCATAAGTGCTGTCTGCACTTGCAATAAGACTACCTGTGTGTTCAACTTTACCTGTGCCATTTGGCTTTAGGATAATATTTGCGTTTGTGCTAATGTTCTCAATAGTATTTGCTGCACTATTAATTTTTAAGTTGCCAAACTCTGGTGCTGTTGCAGTTGCAACTGCAATTCCATTTGTACTCTCTGTTAGTACAATGTTATTGCCTTGTGATAGTTGTCTAAATTGGAATGTAACACCTGACTTGCCTGCAAATATGTTTTTACCACCTGAAACTTGGAGACTGACTGCTTGGTTGGCTTCACCACCTGCTGCACCTGGAAGTTCAGCAAGTTCAATTTTTCCACTACCACTATTAAAAACAAGTCCATGTCCGTTAGTTGGACTATTAAGTGTTGTGCTCAGTACATCACTAAGAGCTGTGATACTAGTTGCATTTATTTTTGTAAGCACTCTGGCATCTGTATAATATAAATTTGTTTGTTCCGGCAAGTCTGCTGTACTAACTTGATTAGTTCCTGTACCAAAATCAATGTGTGTATCGTCAACACCGTTAGCAACCAATGTTACTGCGCCACTACTTACACTAAAATGATCTGAACTAAAACTTGCTACACCTTTGTTGCTTGAAGTAGCATCTTCTGCAGAAATTGCTCCAGATGATATATCAATACCTTCACCAGCAGAAAAGTGTGCTCTTACTTCACTTGCACTAGGTCCTGTGTATGTAATTACACCTGTACTACTGTTGTATGCTAAACTTCCATCACCACCGCTGTCTGTTACACTTACTGCGGCTCTTGCCCTTGCATCTGTATAATACAAATTTGTATTTTCAGCAATATTTGCAGTTGTAATAGTTAGTGCGTTACTACTAGGACTTACGCCGTTAACTGTTTTTACATAAGCACCTTCTATCGTTGTAGTACGCCCATCTAAATCAGAAAAGTTACCGTCTAATTCAGTAAATGTAAGTGCTTGGCTTTTGCTTGCTCTTAGTGTAATAGTCATTTTTTCTCATCCTCAAGTGTTTTTAGTGTAAACATTGTACAATATTTATCAAGCATTATGTCTGTACCACATAACCATCTACTACATAGTCATTATCTACATATTTACTATCGCTAAGTTCTCGTAAGAAGTTTGGTACCTGTGCTTCGCATGCTAGAAGGAAGTTAGCATTTACTGTAGTGCTTTGTTGAATGCCACCGCCTAGTGTCACTCCTTCGGCATCTGCTGTAATTGTTGCACTATCTGAAAATAGTATTGTACTGTCTGCTTGGGTTAATGTCATATCATACCATATTTTGGTATGTGTGTCAGCTGCTGGCAGATATTGATCTTTGCTTGCATCTACTACTAAGAATCCAGGAGTAATATTCTGTATAACTGCAGTACCCATTGTTCCTCTACGCAAAGACGTAATATAATTGTCTTCTAGACTTATTTCCCAATATGTTATACGTTCTTCACCGATAAACACAACTCCTGGATATTCACTCTGTGGATTTACTAGTGGAAGCAAACTTGCATCATCTACATAAATTTTTGTATCTGTCACTGTTGTACTTGCTGTTGTAGATGTAGTTGCATCTTTACACATGCGTAAATATTCAATATTATCATTCATGTCTTTGAATATTCTAAATCCAACACTTGGTCTTATAGTATTCTCACTGATATGAGTAACAACTATAACACTTGATCCTAAAATACTATCTTGCACAGTGTCACTCATTACAATCGATGCTCCGTTAGTAATGTAATCACCTGGGTGCAATCTGCGACCATCTAGCGATATCCAGAAGTTGTTTACGTTAGCAACAGTTCTATCTAAACTATATGTACCAACTGTACCTGTGACTGCACTACGATCAAATCCTGCAGTATCAAAATTAACAGCATCAAATGCATCCGTAGTAGTAGTTGATCCTGTGCCTTGTCCTACAAATACTTTTGTTTGTATACGCAGTGGATCATGGTTACCAAATGTGTTAACTCTCAGTATGTCGTTGGTTGAAAAACTTACACTACTATCAATATAGATTTTGTCTCCATTGCCATCAATAGAATATTGTGCATCTGTGCGATTGTATACGATTACTGTGTCACCATCTGCTGGTGCAGTTAACATGGTAATAAATGCTTCTCCTGCTACAGCGAGATAATCTGAAGCTCTAGTTGCATTCTGTGTAATATTTGTGCTTGCACTAATAATAGCAACACCAATATCATTGGGTGCCCCAATTGAACTTTCTCCTGCAGTAGTAGGTATAGCAAACTGCACTGTGCTTCCATCACCTGAATGATACTTAGCATTTGCAGGACGCAATCTTACGCCATTGAGATCAACCACTGTGTTTGCTGTGAATGGCTGTGCATGATTTACGGTGTTGTCCAGATCATATTCTGTTGTCCCTGCAGTTAATGTAATACTTTGTAGTGCAGATTTGGTCGGAGCAAATCTAGATGTTGCTTGATTGTAAGTAGACACATGAATGTGTGCCCCATCAATAGGTGCTGATGAAAAAGTAACACTGCTTCTTCCGTCTAAGTCAGCAAATGTAACTGTGGTTTCAACACCATCAACATATACTAATCCTTGTTGTGTGAGATCATGACTATTGCCTAATGTAAAGGTTTCAGTGATGCCATCACCTTCGTAGGTGTATTCCCCAATTATATTTTCTCCAGTCTGTCCATATGCATAAACATGAAGAATATCGGTAGCAGAAAGTGCGCTAGGCAAAGTAATAGTTTTTGTTGAGAAGTTTGTAGTAAAATTGTACTGTCGTTCTGTATTTTTGTATACAACAATGTAATTATAATCATCTGCACTTTTGCCTTCTTCGCCGTAACTGAAGCTAGTCAATGTTGCACTTGAATCACTTAATGCAGTATAACGTACATCAAAAGCATTTCCATCTTTTTCGTAGTCTCTGCTTGCATGAGTATAAACTTCCATATCCAGTGTATCATAAACACGTCCTGGTATAAGTTCTTCTGGAGCATGACTATTGTAAGTGTCTACAAATCCAGCACCGTCAATTATTATGCTCTCAGGATCTATGCCAAGTTCTTTTGATTCAAAATATCCTCGTCGAGAATATCCCTCTGTGACATATTCACCGCCTACTGTTTCATCGCCAAAGTCAGTACCTTTAAATACTGTGTCAAGTCCTGCGAGCACTGCAAGTCCGTCACTGTCAATCTCAAAATTGTCAAATCCAATTACGTCAAAGTTAGCACTATCAAATCCAGGATCCTGATCAAAGCCAGGTCCGGTAACTAAGTTACTTGGATATCCTGTACCTTTTTGCAATAGTTCTAGATCGTCACCTAACATACCTTCAGTTGGATAATAGTAAGCAGCAATTCTGTCTGCAGCGTTAGTGAAATCTTCATCTGCCATTACAGTCAACACTGTAACACCAGTAGTATTCTCAACACTAAATGTTGTACCACTTGTAAAGTCTACTGCAACTTCGTATGCTTCTTGTGTTCCAGTTGTTGTATTTTGATAAGCAACAATTTCTCCTGTAGTATAAGCAGTGCTTGCTGTCCAATCTTTAACACTACTAGAATATGTAATACGATCAAATTTTAGTGTTGTATCAAACGCTCTAGTAGTCGTGTTTACAAGTCTAGGACTTACTAAAATACCAGTGCCACTACCAGTGACAGTAATAGTAGGATTTTGTGTGTAACCACTTCCTTTGTTAGTCATAGTCACAGTTGCAATTGAATCACCATTTGTTTTTGCAATTGCAGTTGCTTGTACTCCACCAGCCATTTGCGGTGCACTAATAGTCACTATTGGATCTATAATATAGCCTGTTCCAGCTTTTACTATTACAATACTATCTAGTTTATATCCGTAGTTGTCACTCCAAGGTATATTAAGTCCCTGTTCCTGTAATAGACTATCTCCAACAAAATCACCACTTGGTTTGCGGAAGTAACCTGCAGTTTCATCATAAAAACTATGTAAGTCAAAATCTGTTGTATCGCCTTGGAACAAGTCTGTTTTATCATACTTGCTTACATATTCACGAATCTTAGTTTTATAAGGCTTTACTTCGTTGATAAAGTCTTCGATAAAGTCTGTGTTATCAAATTTAAATGTATTGTATTGATCTAAACTACGAATCTTGTGAGCAACTGTAATGAAACTTGTTTTAAACAACCAGTCTTGTGAGAAGTTATTTTCGTTAAGTGCATACTCCATCAAACGGAAGAACAACTCGTTCATATTAATTTCATAATCGCCAATAAACACGTCGTTCTTTAGCGCATCAACAATTTGTCTAATTTCTTGTGCAGGCACTTTATCAAATGCACCAAAATCAAAACCATCATTGTCAAATCCAGTAACTTCAAAGTTATTGTTACCAGTTGAAAAACTATACATACTAGCATTAAACTGGAATGTACCTCGTTCAATAATAACTTCGTCCCAGCCAGTATCTGTTTTTGCAAAGAAACTAAAGTTGCCTTCGTCATTGCTTGTTACTTTTGCAACGTCACCAGTCACTGCAGTTGTTAACGTAAGCAAGTTTGCTTCTGATGTAACTTGAAATGCTGGAACAGTTGTACTATCATAACCTGTGTCATAATAAGTTGCATAGTTCCAATAATCTGCTGTGTTGTAGCCTTGGATATTTGTTAGCAGCCAGCTCTTATCTGTTTGCAATGTGTAGATAGTCCAGTAGTCGCTACTGTTCTCATCCTCTAAAACAAGTACTTTGTATCCCGTAGTTAAAATAAGAGTGTTTAAAAAATCTCTTTCTTGAACTGTATCTACACTTATATCATATTCGCCACTGTTAACAGTTGGTATGTTTTCACTGCTTAGTAGATTTTTTAGACTACTATTTCTAGCAAATGGCGCTTTAATTAGTATACTGTTAGTATACTGGGTTAAAACTTTTAGTGCTGCGGCGCGATTAACAAACAAACCTTGTCGCGGCTGTGTAAGAACACCATACTTCTCAATTTCACTCAGGAATGGATCCGGTACTATATTTCCAATACTGTCACTACCTGCTAGGCTGTCTACAAGTTTTGTATACATTCTTTTTGGAATTGCTTGATCAGTATTGCCTCTTCCGTAAAGTTCAAACTCACTATGCAGTATGCCTTCATTCCTTACTACATCATAGTTAATGCTTAACACTGTGTCTTTATCTGCAAAATATTGTTTACAATTATAAAGTGCAACAGCATCATTGTCCAAAAATGCAGCATGCGGTAACCCTGCTGCTTTAGGATCTTCAATAAGACTTCTTACACTGTCTGAACTAATAGTTCTAAATGCAGCTTCAGTTGGAACACTTTGTATATCTTTTACCCAGAAGTAATAACGAGGCTGTGTACTATCAGTCCTACTATCATAAACATTTGCGATGTTAAATGCAGTAGCATCTTTTACTGTACCTTCACCTGTGTATTGACTTGGGGGTGTTGGACTTTCAATCCATTCATACACATCTATACTTGATCCAGGAAATGCCTCTCCCCAATAATTTGTACGAAAATCAATATTGCCTTGTTCTGCATTAAGGTAATGCACAGTGCTTGTATCCCACCATAGTCTATTTTTATATTTGTAGTTCCATTGATTGTTGTAGAGTGCAGGATCTGCATGACTTACATAACTAAGTTCTCCCTGTGCTACACCTGCGATCTTACCTTTTGCAGGATCTATATAATCTAGGAATACGCTTACTTCGCCTTGCTTTTTGTTATAAAGTGCAACACGGTTAATTTGACTAACATCAACTCTTGTGCCTTGACTGCGTAGTTCATTCCAACTACCTTCTCTAGTATTGTTGTTAAACTCGTACACACTACCACTGTTTGCATAAGTTGTACTTCCACTTACTGTTGTATCATTTGGCGCGCCAACATACACTCTATTGTCATTGTAAGCAATTGAACCGCCAAACTGATCTAGTTCGCCAATATTTGTGCTTTTTAGTTGCTGCCCAAACACCATCTTATCTGGATTTGCAATTGTAGGTGCGTTTGCATCCAATAATTCATATGCATAGACTGCGCCACTCTGTGTGCGTTTATCTGTAAATGTTGTGCCACCTTGATCAAATATTGTTGTTGCACTTAGATAATCTTCACTGTTAGTGTTTGATTCAATATCAAACCCTGTTGCTAGTAGTGTACTTGCTTTGTCGCTTGAAATAATTAAGTTTCGTGTATCTGTGTAACTACTTGTATAATTGTGAACATGCTTGTCAAATGCTACTTTTTGTCCAAAGTTTTCATTTTCAAATGCTTGTGGATGACTAATCTTTTGTGTTAATTTAAACGGATCCACAATAGCACCACTCTGGAAACTAGTGCCAGTGCCGTTAGTGACTGTAAGTTTGTTATATAGTTCTGTGTTAGTGCTAGTAATAACTAGTGCGCCTGCGCTGTTCTTAGCAGCAGTAACACCTGGTATTGCAGCATCATTAATATTTGTAGCAAATAAACTTGCATCAGTACTACTTGCACCAACAGTAACTTCACGTCCATCAATAAACACAGTATGATTTATAGTCACGCTGTAGTCAGCTGTGACTCCTTTAGTAGTTACACTACCATAGTTTTTTGCTGCATCCTGTAATATAAACACACTGCCTGTGTTTGGATTTATTTCATCTTCGCCGGGACTACCAATAGCAATTACGCTACCTTTAGTATCCATGCCAACACTGATTCCAAACGATTCATTTCCAGTAGTTGTGTCATCTAAATCCAACTGATCAATTTGCTGCATCTGTGCAAATGTTCCTGTGTATACTTCGATTATATCACCTTCTGCAGGTATAAACTTAAAAGTAATTGTTTTACTTGCTCTTGTGTAAAATCCATCACTACTACCTTGGTTGTCTATTGGTACATCAATGTTGTCTGTTTCAGTTTGCAGTACACCATTTACTTCGACATAAATTTTTGTTTGTAGTGTATTGGTGGTTGTTACAGTTTTACTTGTGCCGTTTGCAATAAACTTTTCTACATACTGATTGTAAATATAGGCTTCGCCACTGTTTGCTTTACTGTCTATTGTCGCAGTAGGAGCGCCAACAATAAATCTTTTGCCTGTATAATCAGTGTCAACGCTTGTTCCAAATGCACCACTGCCTGCTGTGTAACTACCAATCTCATGCCAGTAATCCATTTGTCTGACAACAATTTGCAAGTTAATTGCTGGAGCGGATCCAAACGTAATAGTTGATCCACTTATTGTAAAATCTTTTGTTGGTATATATACTTTGGAGTTTTCATCTACAACGTTTAGTGCACCTATGTTAGTAGGTGTAAATCCTAATGCGTAAGCTGTTGTGCTTCCATCTGCATTAATGGTGATTGTTCTTTCTTCTGTTAGGTCTAGATCAATTAGTGTGTAACAATATACTTTGTTAGCGCCAGGTGCTCCAATGAATAAGTATCTGCCATTGCCGCTCATTGCGCTGCTTGTGCCAAATTTATGATTTGAACCTAATCCACTTGGACGTATTGCTGGTCTACGATCTAATGTTCCTTGTGAATCCACGTAGAAAGAAAATGCCGCACCTTTGCCACTTTCAGTGTCAGGTGCTCCAATGATTGCATAATCTGTTGCAATTGCTAAACTTGCACCAAAACTGTCTATACTATCACCAATTGTTGCAGTAGTAATATTGTTAGATTCGGTAAGCACGCCGCCTTCACTACGAACATATGGAACTACTGTACCAGCACCATTGTCAGGAGCACCAACTATTGCTATTGTACTTGTACTATTAATAGCAATAGCAAAGCCGTATTTGTCATCTGCGTTAATAGGACTTTGAGTGTTAATGCCAGTAGTTGTCCACGGACGAGCATTTTGTAAAACTTGCCAATCGCCACTCGTGTCTTTGTCTACCCATACTAGTTCTTTGCTATCCCATCCACTTACCGGACTAAATGTACTTAGATCACTTGCTTGTGAAAAACGAACACTACTAAGTTTGTAAATAGGAATGCGTATATCTTGAAGATCTGCTTGTGTGGTTGCGTCCTCAACTACAAATTTATTTGGACTGGGGACTTCTACAATTTTTGCAACTTTACCAATAGGCTGCACTGCGCGAACAATCACATAGTCATCTTTAACAAGTCCGTGATTTCTATCTGTCTCATATATTAAGAAGCCATTAGTTGCACTTACCACTTTAATTACTGTGCTTATTGTTTCGTCAATACGGCGTATACCCCAGGTATTTGTAGTATCTGTGGCAATCCAAATCTTCTTACCTTTGCCTAGTTCATTAATACGACTGCTTAGTGCTAATAGTCCTTGTTCATCAAACACTGTAAAGTCAACATCATCTAAACGTGCATACCCAGCACTATCTAAATCGTTTAGCGTTAGACTGTTAGAGTCTCTGGTGGCAAATACATTACCATCGTAGGCGTTTGGAGTTTTATATAAATCTTTTGATTGTACATGGTAATGACCAGGGGTGTCAGTTGTTGACTCACCATTGGCATGAAAGTGTAACACAAACGGATTGTTTGTTGCTTGATCTTCTGGGATAATTGTTTCAATAACTTGGTTACTGTCAATACTGCCAAATTCACCAACACGGAATGCCCATTCTTCAAAGTAGTCAATGCTTTGATCTAGATTAGTAAGTTCTGCATCAATAAGTTTATTAATTGCAGCGCCAGTGCCTTTTTGCTTTAGCATACCTTGATAGAACTTAACTTGACTTACATCATCCAATCCTAGTCCTGCAAGATAACTTTTTTCATTAAATCCAATAATACCTTTGCCCAATTTATCTGTACCATCTTCAAGATTTAGGTTATCCATTTCAAAGAAGTTTTTAAACTGTCCTGCTTTGTTGCTAAGGTTTTTAACAAGTCCAGTTGTCATATTATCTGCAACTGTCCATTCATCGTAAACGAATGTACTGCTACCATCAATTGAACCTTTTGCTACATAGGTTTTACCTTGGTGACTTACAATGTCGCCCTTTTTATAATCTTGATAAGTCTGCCAAATATCAATTTTATCTTCGTTAATAAAGAAGCCAGGTGCATGAAGTGTACCGTTCCAATCTCCGCTTTTTGCGCCAATTAATTTAAGTCTACTGTGTCTATTACCTAGTTCTGGCTGATATATAATGTCATTAAATATTGTAGTATTGTTAAACACAAGCACATGCTCATGCTGTACAGGATCAAGTTTTGCTGAATACAGATTAGTATTTTCAGTGTCAATTTTAATTTCTACACTGTTGTCATTTCTACTTACATCATAATACTTTGGATTTATTATGGCATTATTAGCATCTTTAAGTGCGCCGCCTTTTGTGATATCGTCCACTGTGGCGAATGTTCTGTTAAGCAGCAATGTCTCATGATACGGACTTAGTACAATTACACTGCCTTCAGTCCATTTTTGTTCAGTCCAGAAAGCAAATTCTGCTCCTGCAGATGCAAAATCATTTTTTGCGCCAACGCCAGTTGTGCCATTGAATACAAAACCACGACTTAGCAAGTATCTCTGATACGCAATTAGAAAGTCAAATACCTGTTGCTTGCTACTAATTACTGTGCCATAAGGAATATTAATAATTCTATTTTCATAATCTGTATATTCAAATAGTACAGTTTCACCTATAATAGTTTGTTTAGGTTGATTTGTTACAACACTAGGAATAATTTTAAAATAAGGATTTTCAATATCATAACCCTGTATTTCATAGCCATCGCCACGTTGAATAATTTGCACACCACTGTATACTACACGCTCAAGCGGCAAACTCTTTTTAGTGTAAACACTTAGATCTTCGTCTGGTATAAAAATGTTTTCGCTTTGGGCACTAGGTGTTACGCTTTCTGCAACAACTTTAAGAAACTTCTTATCAGTAAAACCTGCCATGGCATAGCATAAGTTAAGTTCTAGGTTATTGATCTTTGTAATTTCATTGTCAACACTATAACCATTAAATCTAACATACTCGTTTATAAATTGGTTGTAACCGTCAACACGCAATATTCCACCAGTGCCGTTACTTTGACTATGCATTTTATAGTCTACAATTCCTGGTCTATAACTTTTGTTCTTTTGTAGGATTTGATCATACTGAGCATTGTTTTCGTACATGTTTGTGTCAAACATCAACGTGCCATACATTGCAGGCTTAATTGTTGCAGCAAGGATTTGTACTACATAAGGATATTCACTGCTACGTTTCCATGCAGTTTCTACTGGGCTTCCGTCACTGTATACCCAATCATCACTACTGTTTGTTTCTCTAGCATCTTCTACTAGGAAGTCACGTGGTGCTCTTAGATTTCCTTGCTCATCAACAGGAATAATATCCATTAAATTTGGACGTTGGCGTTTTGTATCAGTAGTGAAGGTTACTCCAATAGCATCGCTATACAGCCTACCATCCCGCAAATCTTCCCAAAGCACTGTGTTACCTGCTGTATAAGGAGCAACACCATAACGTCCTTCCCACCAACTTGGCTTTACAGTTAATCCTAGCATCTCCCATGGTGTTGTATGAGGAGTATCTGTATCGTAGAAATAACGATAGATACTACGCCAGTAACCAGGAATTCTTGTTTTGTTTATTTTTTCAACACTGTTTCGATAATTCCAAGTAAAGCCGTTGTCAGGATCTACTGTTGTGTTAGGTGCTGTTTTTAGTTTGTTGCGCAGTGCCCATTCACCATAGTAACTGCGGGTAATATTATTAGCTTCACTAAAATCACTTAGTGTACTACGAAAAAATCCTGGAATCACATCTGCAAAATTAAACAAGTCTTTGTTGTACTGTGTCTTAATGTTGTTGTAGATACGCTTTTCTAATTCTAATAAAACATTGTCTCTGATATCTCCCCAGCCAACCCACTTGCTTCCGTCATGTCCGCAAACAACTGTTTTGGTTGTAGTATATGTACTATCTGATTCTAAAGCAGGACTGTACTTAGGATACAATCCAATTGCTGTTGGTGTAGGAGGAACAAAACTGCCGTTAGTTTCTGTGTATTCCACAATAGTAATTGTATCATTTACACTTAATCCAATTGTTGCTAAATCTAAATTATCTGTAAAAAGTATTACTTTTGCTTCTGTTGTGTCAAATGTATAATCTTTGCCTTCAACAAGAAGATTTTTAACATTTGTACTTGTAGGTGTATGATATACTAGTACACCTTGATTACTCAGTGAAGTCAAATCAAACTGTGTGTTAAATTCAAATTCTGTTTCTTTAGCATCGTCTATTGTATAAACTAACTGTGACTTTTGATCGCCCCAAGGTAGCATATCACTGTAGTAAAACGGAAAAGCACTGGTTTTCTTTCCTGCCATGTGTAGTAGGATATCATCCACACACTTGGTTGGGTTTGAAAGATCTAAGTCTAGTTTATCAATATTATCAATAAACTTGTTTTTAAACTTTGTATATTCATTTTTTACATACTTTATACTTTCAATTGTGTTTGAATTTTCATCGGTCAACAAATACATAGGTAGTATCATACCTGCACTATGCTGAAGTATGTCACCTTGATAAGCTCTAAAGTTTACATCACGAATATTACTTTTACCCGGAGCAACACCTGTCAGTGTTTTCACTTGCTGACTAATTTTAACAGTATGGTTACGCATTTGTCCTAGTGTAAGTGTGTCAAATGTCGCATTGCCGGCATTGTTTTCTAAGTTGTCCGGAATCTCATAGAAACTGTTTTCTGCTTTTGTATTGCTGACAAACTTAATAGTTACTGTATCATTTACTGTAAGTTTAGTTGTAAACACAACATACTCTCTATCGCTTTGAATTAGATGACTGTATTCACTAGGATATTTAAATTTGCCGTTAACAAATACTTGTAGTGGCTGTCTAATTTTACTTGTTTCTACACTAGCACCAATTTCAAAACTATAAAGTTCACTGCTAACATTATAACTAACAATTTGATATTGTGTGCTAGATTCAACCGTTTTAGTCCAGCCATTATACAATACTCTATTGCCAGCAATATCAAATTGATGTGCATGTCCGCTGCGTATAATTACATCTGTATTTCCGGTAACTTTTGTATACTGAAATTTGCCACTATCAAAGTTATTATCAAATACAATATCACCTAAAGTGCTAAAGTTTTTGTAACTTAATCCAAAGTTTAGTATTGCATCAGGATTGTTATTGTTGTTGCGTTTATAACTAAACAATTTACTACCAACAAAATTGCTGCTAGGATACTTGGTTTGGTCACTGAAACTAGTATGATCGGGATCAAAGATATCAAATAACGGATCTTGATTAAGTGTTGTCTTTTGCTGTGCTACAGTCCATGTTGTTCCATCAAACCAATATTGCTTGCCTTGGTTTGATGCACCTAGTGTGCTTAGTACACAATTACCATCAACTACTGTGCCAATTTCTACTAAGTTAAGTATTCCATCTGTGTTAATATCACTATCTTGATCAACAATATCTACACGATAAATCTTTGTTCTTATATCTTCATCTTCATCCGCACTAAAAATTACTGTGTTACCATGTTGTAAGTCAATACCGTCAGCATAATATCCAACTGATCCATTAACATTACTAAGTGCATCTGTTTGTGTAACATCAACAACAGTTACAGGAGCAACACTGCTTTTACCCATATTAAACAATTCTAAGCCAGCATAAAATTCAATAATAGGACGCTTTGCCCTAGCTGTATCATCAATAATTGGAGTGTAGCTATTATAGGTTGCTGTTTGTTCTATTACTTCTCTGTGGAACCAACGATTACCACGACTCCAAGCATTTCTATCTGGACTACTACGATTTATTACAATGTAATCTTGATCTGTAGGAGCATTTAATGTACCATCATAACCGCCTGTATCATATGCTACTATATCAAATCCATCACTGGTACTATTAGTATAAGTTTCTGGCGTAAGCATTTCATCTATAGCTGTAAGTGTAATGCCACCTGGCTGTCCAACTCCTTCAACAAAATATTCTCTGCTACTGTATGTGCTTGGAGTTACGTCACTGTTAAATTCAACTTTCAATCCATTAGTAAACTTAACGCCGTTTGTACTAGTATAGGTTAATTTTCCTAGTATATCATCTTCAACATCAATTGCTGGAACACTAGCAACATCAACAATTTGTATTTTGCCATACTGTAGGGCATTTGTGCCGTCTTGATAATAAAGTGTGTCCAATCCAGCAGTATATTCTTTAATAAGTTCAGGCAAGCCATTTGCATCTTTTAAAAATTCTCTATTACCGTACTTGTCACCTGATTTAATTTTTACTTTTTGCGCTGTGGGCCAGACTGTACTACGAGTTAGTTGTATTGTGGGCACATCTTCGATTGTGTTTACAGCAATATTATATACGTCATAGCGTGTTGCAAATGGAGCCGATGGTATTCCATTCCAAGCTGTCTCGACTGTAGTTAAGTTAACAAATACTAGACTCTTGCCATCAATTTCTGTTTGCACATCAATGCCGCCATGCTCTGTAATAAATGCACTATAAGGTTGATTGTGAATTTGTGTATATGTAAGGTCTGTAGCAAAGTCAGGATTAGCTGCTTGTGTAGCATTTATTTTATCATTTTGTGCGTCTGATTGAGGAACATTAAATGTAATTGTTCCACTGTCGTCACCGTTGTTTTCAACACCTAGTATTTCTCTGGTGCTTATATTTGAGCCGTAACTACTAATGCCACTCGTGCCAATTTCTGTTTGAATCCAAAATGGAGTACCAACTTGGTTAACTGTAAAAGTGTAACTGCCGCCTCTTGCTAGTGTGATGGTCGGATTAGCATTATCACTGTTATCAATACTGTATTCGTCCACCGCTATCACATTGCGTCGTGTAACAGTAAATGCTTTTTCCATGTCAACAATACTATTAAAAACTTGAACACTATCAGGCCCACCGGGTAACCAAAAATACTCACCATAGTTTACAAGTTTGTCTAAATCAACAAAGCCGCTATAGTTGTAGTATTCTTGATCAAACAAGTCACTGTGTGTGTCAACATTTACATTGTTGTATCTTAGATTATTAATAAAATCTACATAGCCAGTCAAACTTTCGATTTGCTTATTTGGACTACGATATACCACTGCAGGCTCTAGTTGATAGTTTTGTCTGTCTGCATCTATCTCATTTACATAGCCATCACCTACTGTAAAGTTTGGCGCAAATTTACGACCGATAAAACTGTTAACCCGTTGTAGATTAGGTTCACTAATTAACTGGTCAACAGTTGCATTAAGAAACTTTTTGTTCTTTGTAGTTTGGAAAATATCAGGTAATAGTACCGAACTTTTACGAAGTGCCATTAGTAACCATATCCCCCGCCGCCACCGCCGCTACTGCTACTAGAGCTGCCTGAACTACTAGAACTGCTTGAACTACTACTGCTACTGCTACTGCTCGACGAAGTTGTAGTACTTGTTGTTGTATTTGTTGATGTATTTACTGTAGTGCTTGCACCACTTGCGCTTGCACTTTCTGCAGCAAGATTTGTAGTAGTTGTGTTAACAACATTTCCACTTGCTTGTAAACTATTTGCAGTGATAACATCAATAACTTCAATGTCATTTACTGTTGCTGCACTTATTAATATCTCATCTCTTTGACTTTGTATTTGGAATAAACTACCAAAGTTGCTTGTGCTTAGTTTAGGAACAATTACAACACTTAGCACATCTGGACTAAGCGTCGAATACAAATAAGCAGCAAGTTCACTAAAGAAGAAACTGTCACCGAAATCCCAATTTGCAATACCAAAGTAGGCATTTATAGCAGAAACAACACGTTCTTTAATTTCGCTATCACTAATTAGTGTGCTTGAATTTTTTACTACTTTAAATGTTGCTTGCAATTCTTCGTCCGCCTTGTCACCAAATAATGGTCTGTAACTAATACTATTAAAAATTATAGTATCACTTACACTTTTATACTGTTCTAAACTACCAAACTGATCACGCAATTCATTTGTAGTTGGCTTTATTGGCTTTCCTATACTACCAGTAATGTCGGTTACATAGTTTCTATAGTCTGCGTCGTACTGGCTTGTAAGTAAAAATAGATCTACAATATTGCTTGGACTTGGATCAATACGTCTATTGTTTGGTGAATTGTGTGTATACTGGAACAACAAGTTACTACGCCCTGTACGCTTAATATATTCTGTGGTTTCTGCTATGCTTTTTACATTAGCTCCATCTACACTTAGAATAAAAAACTTAGCATCTGTGCTTGCATAAAATACTTGCCCACTGCTAAACTGTGCAATTACTTCAGTAATTAATGCTTGCGTTGCATAGCGTTGTTCAATTGTTGTACTTGAAATTGGAGTATAAGTTAAGTAGCCTCCTGAGCTTGTTGTAGTTTGATAAAACACAACTTTGGTTGTAGTATTTGTAAGTGGAGCAACCACAATGTCAAACACTTCTGGATTATCAACAACACCGTCGCTGTCAACATCAGGGAATGTGACTTTAATTCTATTTGATAGTGTATAACCATCTGTTTCTGTGATCACATCATCAATCTGCATTGCATAGTCAACTGCTAAACTACTTACACTGTCAGGCAAACTATTAACTTTGAGAATATTAATTTTATCTCTAATTGTTTTGCCTGTTCTAGGATCAAAGATTTTTAAATCGTTGTCAAAATAGAAACGTGTCTCTAGTTTACTTTCAAATATATAACTTGTGCTGCGGAAGTTCACTGTGTATGTGCTACCGTCATTGGTAAACTTAAAAAACCAACTGTTGTCTAAATTTGTATTTCCAGTATTGCCTGCATTATCTAAACTAAATGTAGTTGCTGTATTAAGATCTAGTGAATTAATTATTACCCACGCTTGTGTATCTCTGTCATAGCGTAGCCCAAACGTTTTGAAATCACCAATTGCTTGGATAATAGCATTTCTTACAGTGCTTGTAATTGTAGTTACCCATGGAGCAATAACTTGATCTAGCACTGCATCCTGTGGAATAACTTCGCTAAGTGTAACTGGGCCAACACCTGATTCTAAATTACCAACTCCTTGATTAGTGCCGTCGGTAACTATTTCGCTTACACTAGCCCAGATATAATCACGAGTGTTAATTGTGCCACTTGTACCTGTAATTAGATTGTTGTTAACGTCAAATACTTTACCACTTGGTGCAGTAAACTTTAGTAGTGCGCCAACTTTTGCATATTTTAAATTACTAGTTGCAAAACTGCCAATTTTTAAAGGACTGTCTACATCATTTTTAAAATAACCTGTTACGGTGCCGGTGCTTGTAGTTGTTAGATTCCAACTTACACTAAGACCTGTTACACTTATGCCGCCGTAGTTTTTTAGATAGAAATGTAGACTTTCATTGTCAATAATATTTTTTTCTACTTGCTGACTAATAGTATTGCTAATGTCGCTGTCAGTAACAAATGTAAACTGAAACTGTTGTAAATCTTCTGTACGATAGAAAATACCATCTTCAGCAACAATGTTTGTGCTACTATACTTGCCCGTTGTGTCACGCACATCCAAGTAACGACTAATGCCACTAGCAGTACGATTAATTGCTTTGCTTTTTAATACGTTACTAAATTTTGTGTAAGGAAGAACTTGATAATCTTCACCAGTAATCATACGATCTTGTGTATAGTATTGTTGCTGTGCTTTAAGTTTTACATCCCGCAGATTCTCTCTTGCACTAGCGTTTGCTATTGTACTTTGCAAACTTAGCGCAACTGTTAGATTTTCAATTTGGTTGCTGTGACTTACATAAGGAATAAGAATTTGCAAGTTCTGCATTTCGTCAGGACTAATTTTATATGTAGTGCCTGCTCCTGTGCGGAAGTAAACACGAAAGTTACCTGTTGGAATGTTTGAAAATACATCATCACCGAACACTAGACTTATCTGATCATTTGCACGGCTGCGTACTGTGAATAAATTTTTGTTGTTAGAACTTAAACTATTATAGATAACATTATTGCCGCTGATTGCTGGCACTTTATCCCAGCGTGTAGTTTCTCTTCCAGCGTCATCAACTTGATATAGCCAAACGTCATTGTTGTCTACATTATTAACATCCAGCTCTACAGTACGGTTAGGAAGTTTTTCACCAATGTTAAAATCTGCACTCTGCAAATTACCTTGTTTAAAGTAAAAGAAAAATCCATTGTTAGCACTGGCAAATCCTCTGTTATCATTACGATAGAGAATATTTGTTGTACTACCAGGTTGAGGTGCTACTTCATATAAAAAGTCAGTGCCACTGTATGTACCTTTGACTATTTCAAAGTCTAGATTCTGTGTACCAACTGCGGTCTTAAAATCGTAGATTGGAACAGTACCTGGATTTAAACTAACTTGATATTCTTCAATGTTTATACCGCCTACAGTAGTTTTAAGCCCTGGGTTGCCAAATTGTTGTGTGTTTACCATAGCTGCGTTAAGCACTGTGGTAAATTGCTCTAAGAATTCACTGTTAGTTGGATCGCCCCAAACAATTTCTGTGTCACGCAAACTGTTGCCGTTGGCATCACTTATTGCTTCTGTTGTTTCTATACTAGCAACTTTAAGTAATCCGCGAGCAATCTGTTGACGCTTAGGATAATAGTTAAGCATGCGAGCCAAGCGTAGTATGCTGTCTCTGCGTTCTGCTGTCTCTAAGAAGTTTTCACGAGCATTTAAGTCTGCACGAAAACTAAGGCTTTGTCCTAAGAATGCAATTAGATCAATTAGTGCAATATATTCACTAGATTCAATAAAATCATTGAAATCTTCTGGATAATAGTTACGCAAATAATCAACCATACTTTTACGAATGGTTTCATAATCGTAACTTTGAAAGTCTGCTTCACGGAAAGTCTCGTAGACTTTTTTCCAATCTTCAGCAGCAAATAAGTTTGATTGTCTTGTACTAGCAGCCATGTTTAAATATTCCTATCTTATGCAGTATTTATTTGCAGAATTAAGTAGGTATATTATAATCCTGTGCTATCGGGTCTGTCAAATCGCACTTGTAGTGTTTCAACTTGATTATCAATTACATAGCGCAATACTATCTGCACTTGTAGCCCATTTTCATACTCGTCAAGTGTAACTTCCTCTGGACGCACTCTAGGATCAGTTTGGATTACAGTGTTGACTTCCTCAACAATAAGTTGTTTTGTTTCCTCTGTAAGTGGATCCATAATAAGATCACGCAAACTAGTGCCGAAATTGCCCGACATTAGTTTTTCACCTTTACGAATAGCAAAATGATTAAGTAGATCTCTTTTAATTAAGTCAGTATCTGTTAACTTTGAACTACCAAAGTCATTGTTTATTGTACTGAATCCTTTATATGTTGCTATTGCCAT